GTCCCCGCCGTCTGCGGAAACCCACAGTTGGCCATCGGGGTATGTTCCTGCAACCAGCACCTCGTGTGCTGCATCGTAGGTGAGCGAGAACACATGGGTTTGGGCGGGCGTCTCGTTCGAGAGATCCTTCTTCAAAACCCACGGGAGAGCGGCCATTCCGATGTCTGCAATAGCAACTTGTTTGGGAGCCATGGTGAATTGAGCAACCGTGGAGAATGGCCCCCACTCCCCGTCATCGTCACGAGCGCGCATGCACCAGTAGAACGTCTCGCCGGCTTGCGCAATGGCGCTACCCGCGTAGGAGATACCGCTGCAGCGGTCACCCTCTTCCACGTCCGGATCGAGCGTGATCGTTCCCGAGTCCCACTTGTTTGGCGAGTTCTCAGGATCGTTCGAGGTTCCAACGTGAATCTCGACCGCGTCGAGGTAGTCACCGGAATCCGGATCGTTCAGGATCGCATCAAACTCTGGCGTCGTATCTGTGACGTTGGTTGGATTGGTTGATCCTTCGCAGCGAAGAGACGTTGGAGCGGTGGGGGCGCTGTTGCTCACGTTCGATCCCCGACCTTGAAGTAGACGCCAGATCCAACTAGGGTCCGGGCGTCGATACCAGCGGTGACAGCCGAATTGCCTTCAAATGACGCTAGCTCTTGCCCTACATCAATAGCACCCATGCAGAGCTACCGAGAAACCGTGATGGAGGAGGCTCGCGGGGCGATTACCCAATACGGATATTCGAACCCGCCGCCTGATTCCAGGCCAAACAGACCCGCCGTTGTCACTTGAGCGACGGCCAACTGATGGTACTGTGGAGGGTTGCCGATATAACACCTATCGCCCCACAGATTGCTCAGCACGGCGGTATTCCCGCCATTTAGACCGGGATGAGCCGTGACATCATCGTCTTCCATCGCGGCGACAATGGAATGCTGTGGCACAGAGACGAGCGTTCCGGGATGCTCTAGATCAGCGTTTTCTACTGGGCCCGCCTCATATCCTGGACCACTGATTGTTATGCGGTTTCCTGGCACACGCTCTGCGGTGTTGGGGTTCACTAAGGAGCTGACTAACGTTGGAGCCAGAATGCAGCCAGCGAGAAGGGTCCCCGCCTGATGTGAGTAGAAACGTACGGTTCCGGACTCTATGATCTGCAACGCCTGGAACCGCCACCACGGAGCTAGCTCCGGGTATGCCCCCCCGAGCAAAATAGAGCGGGCGCGACATCCATCCAAGAGAGGGAAGACCATTTCGCCGGTTGCTGTCAACACAGCTTCTCCGGCAACAAAGACAAACAGCTCCCCGGCGTTGACAGCAACAGATGATACCAGTCCGCCGTTGTAAGTCTGTCGTACCGACCAACCCGTCACTTCGGCATTCTCAATCTGGATCCGCGGATCTTTGAGGTTTCGAAGCATGAGGGCTCCTAGACTTCAACCACAACAGCGTCATAGGCAAACTTCAACGACACACCGGATTCATTCTTGATCAGCCACCAGTACGTAGCTGAGGCAATCCACGGTATGCCGTGATAGCCGGTTGCGTCCGCGTCGGAAGATTCGACCTCGATCTCGTTGGAGCCGTCAGTCCGGATCAACACAACGTCGCCAGCCGCGCCATTGTTCTCGAAATAGACGGCGCGAATCCGCCACTTCTCATCGCCTGTCGGTTTGATTGCGAGGGAGTTCCCATTCGCAACCACGCTGTGACCCTGTACAAAACTGCCAAGACTCATGGATCCCCCTTACTCTCCGAACAGTTCAGCGCCCAAAAGCATGAGCTGCATAGGTGTATAGCTGTCAAGCAATGTCGCGTTGTCCGCAAGAGCGGCCGTCTTGGCCTGCACGCTGTGTGCTGCGCCGACAGCCGACGCACGGTCGGTGTCGTCATCGACAAATTCCGTGAGGTAGGTCTCGCTGTGGTGATCGTTGTTGTGCGGTGTCGGCGCATAGTCTGTATCGTGGTTGTGATCAGCTGTTGCGAGCCACTCATGCAAGGGAATCAGCACCCAGGTGCTGCTCTTACAGCGGTAGAACTTCCCGAGGTTCGTATCTCCCGAAATCACGAAGTAGAAGACACCTTCAAGATCAGCAGAGGCCGCCGGCCGATCGCCGTAGGTTCCATCGATGATCAGATTCAGTCGGTCACGCCATTCGGCTCCCACCTAGATCACCTCGATCAAGTGAATGCAAAGATCATTGTCGATGTCGTCAGCCGTGCCGTCGTGTCCAATCTCAAGCAAGAGCAGATCTCCCAGCGTCAGCACCGGCAGTTCGACCGTCGTTACTACCAGGCCGTTTTGCACAGCCGAATCCGAAGCTTGCTTCGAGATTGTCGATGCGCTTCCGGTCACGACATCCCCAGCGCCGAGCGCCACGTACTTCACGCGCAACTCAGCCGTCTTTGCAGATGTCGCAGCGGTCGACCAGTAGAGGACAACCTTGGTGGCTTCAGGCGTCGAGATCGTGTTGTCTTTCAACACCCGGGCGGTCACTCGACACTGCTCGTAGCTGGCTGCAGCGAGTTTGATCACGGAAAGACGCCGACTGTCCGCAGTGGTCAGCACGTCTTCGGATCCACAGTCTGTCCCGACCAGCGAAATCGATTCTGGGAAGAAACGCTGTGGCATGACGTAGTCGCGGACCGCCGTACAGAGAGCGTCCGCAAACTTGTGGATTTGGTCGAAGAGGTAATCGAATTCCTTCTCCGTCGGCTCTTGGCCGGTGAGAAAGTCGCGGGAGCCTTCCGGGGTTTCAGTCCCGATGGCCGCCCACTCTGGGAAATGGTGTTCGATAAAGCCGAATGGGTGGTTGCTCACATTGTCCCCCTCATCTTCGAGGTCCCCTTGCTACTCGCTGTCCTCAAACACACCTCGCCACGGTCCGCGGTCAAAGCCGCGATCGGAATCGTCCGTTCGAGCATCCGATTCGATGCTGAACCGGAAACCGCCACGACCTGCGATCACGTATTGCACTCCTGTTGCCAGGACCCGCTCTAGGAGCGCGTGTACCTCTGCGACCCACTCTGCTGTGGTCGTTGACCGTCCCAGCCATTGGCCTGTGTTGAATCCCTGCTCGCTGGCTTCGGCACGGTTCTCTGGATCGTCAGAGAACTTGAACCATGGCTGGTCTTCATCCAACAACAGGGCCGAATGGACGATCGAGATCTCGACGAAATACGGCAAGTCTGAAAGCACCTGCGATGGCGACTCGTTGTAGTAGACCCAGATATTCGCGGAGTCGATCCCCAGCGCCTCCGCGAGAATCTCACGTACCTGCTCCAACGTCCCCGAGCTCGTGAGGATCATGATCTCGAGCCGAAGGCGCCGTCGGTAGGCGGTGTCGATCTCGTCTTCGAGCCGCCCGAGGCCGATTGCTCGCCCGATTAGATCAAGCGAATAGCCCGCAGCGGTCTCCAGGTAGTGCTGCTCATGAATGGCCTCAAGGATTGCCTCTCGGCGGTCGGCCGCCTGGGCATACGGATAGAACAGCTTCGCCACGCCACCCGAGCGCTCGGTGTTGTAATAGTGGCCGAGCGAGTCCGCGGTCAGCAGCCGGTCAAGCGCTCCGCTCATGCGGAGACCTCGATGTCGATGTAGTCCAGCTTGGTCTCGGCAATCTCGCCTGGATCGATTGTCAGATTCGATGTGCCGGAAGGATCATCCGTGATGCCAAGTGTAACCGACGCATCAACTACGCCGGCTGTGGCCATGACGAGTGCGATTACGCGACGGTAGATCACGTCATCCGCCGGGACGAGGCCGATATGGAATGTCCCCTCGGAGTCCACGCCGCCAATGTAGCTGGCCAAAGCATCGCGAATCTCTGCCAATCCCAGAGCGTGCGAGAAGGAGCCATTCACGGTCAACGTGATGTCGATGTAGATCGGCACGCGGGTTGTCTTGTTGTAGCGGTACACGTGGGCCTGACCAACGGTATCACGGACGGTCACCGCCGAATCTCCGAGCGTTTCACAGCCAATTGGCACGCTGGCCTCGAGTGCGGAGCCGATGTCATCCGGATCCCCACCGTACACGGTGGCCTCGATCGAATGCGGGTTCATTTCGTCGACTTCCGTGTCCAGCCGATTCTGGCGAATGGTCACTGCCTTGACGCCCGTTACCCGGTAAAGCTGGGAACGAACCGCCTCTGCTGTGGCATCGCCAAAGGTGGCCGACGTCAACAGATACCGGATCCGGAGTTCGGTGTCGGTCTCGCCGTCATCGCCACCGGTTGCAGCGCCAGGCAATCGCGAGATCAGCGACATCACAGCATCGTATCCCGACTGCTCCACCGCATTCAGATACAACGCGCCGGACTGGTACTGATTGGCGTCATCGTAGGAAAGACCAAGAATGGCTTCGCTCATCTGCTCGTTGACGAACACGATCCGGATGTAGGTACTGCTACAGCCCGAGATGTCGATTGCCTCATCAGTGAACTGGCAGGTTCGGGATACGCCGGCGTCGAGCTCGAATGTCTGCGTCTCGGTCCGGCCAAGCAGTTCACCGGTTGCGTGGTCAAGCACCTCAAGATGAAAGTTGAACAGCGCCGTAAACGGCGTAGGTTCCGCATCGTTGGTCACTGTGACGATCAGATCGTCCAGGCAGTACGGATGGGAAATGTCCGCCACGCGGACAGTTTGGTAGTCGTTCTTGCTGCCATCGGCGGCCAACGCGATTCGACCCTGATCGTTTGAGCCAAGGATCCGTGTCGTACCTGGGTCGTAGGTGTTCGATCCGGAGGTCACGCCGGAGATAGGATTGACCTGCGTCGCAATCGTTCCGGCGGCAACGTTCCCATCGGCGCCGGCAACGACCGCCTCAACCTTCACGTCAGCAATCCCTCGTGCACCGATCACAACCTGACTCAGCGTCTCAAACAACTCTCCGCTCGATGCCTGCCAACGGTCCTCAGCGGGAATCACCGTCCCCGCTGTGCCGAGGAGAGTGAGAACAGTCCACGCCTTCGTCGCCGCCGTCTTGGCAATGCCCATCTCGGCACACTTGTTCGACAGCGATGTCCCGGTGCCTGTCGGGACGAATCCAGCATAGTAGTACGCCTCGAGCTGTTTCCAGTTCCGATCCTCTTGCTTGGCAAGCACAGCCAACCAACGACCCAACGGAGAGTGGGCTCGGAGATCCGCATTCGGGCCGAATGAATTGGCTTCATCGGTTGCGTCAATGCGGAGCTGCGCAAGCAGATCCGCTACACTCGGCCGGCGGAAGCCGGTCTCGAGAATGCCGAAGGTCTCCCCGTTGATCGTCACCGTGAGATCGCTCATCTATACCTCCACCCGAATCGTCGAACCGTCGACACCGCGGACCGCTGCTTTGATGCTGACCGTACGCTGCTGGGGATCCTCGGTGATCGTGAGCGAATCGATCTGCACAATCCGCTCATCCTTGCGAAGCTCCAAGAGAATCTCATGCCGTAGCACAGCCAGGTTTCCGGGCTTGGCACCAAGGAAGTCGAACCACGGCAGACCACAATTCACCTCTTCCCACGCTTCACCACGGATCATGCGTAGGCGCAACGCAATAGACTGCGCCAATTCCTCCGATCCTGTGACAAGCTGAGGCCCGTCATCGTCGCCGAGGTCAAGATCGTAGACCGGTCCCAACGTGCCCGGCTGAGTCAGCGTCGTCAGTTTGAAAGAGGTCGTAGGATAGGTTGTCGGCATCTACTCTCCAATCAGCACATGCTCGCTGGTTGCCGGCGGGGCAACTGTTGGTGGGCCGCTAACGCCCCCTCCAGGCTCCACGCCGCTATGCACATGAGCCTCGGCCCACGCGCGGTGGCGTGTGCCAAGAATCGCGTAGTCGACGGCTACGTCGCCGGGCTCACACCCCTCCGTCCCTGATCCGATGTAGCATTTCGCGGAGTCGTCAACTTGCACAACTACTGCACCATTCGGCAACATCCGAATGCATGTTCCCGGCATGTCCCGGTGGAAGAAGATCCACTCGTCTAGCCAACAATCGGGGAAGGGTTGGTCCGTGCCTTCGGCATCGGTCATTCGGCCACGGACAACCAACGCATCGGTGAGATGGTGTTTTCGGGAGAACTTCGGATCCCGCTGCTCGATGTCGGTCAGAATCTCCTCGGTCGAGCGTTCGTAGAAGCCAAGAGCAACAGGATCGTCGACCTCGTACGGCGCCCGCATGCCGAAGGTGTTCGTCTTGATCGTCAACACATCAGCCTCAAAGATCACCGGGTACTCGAGCTTCGTCTGATTCTCCGGCGGGCCCATTACCTTGAGCAGCGTCGCCTGAACCGTGGCGCGAAGCGTCGTGTGATCGAACTCGATCAGCTTGGCCGACAGCCACGTATGGACCTGCTCGAGACGGGCCTCGAGCAGCTGGCGCAACAGGACCGCGGTGTTCTCCTCATAGGTCGACATGGTCTTCCTTCCTTATGCCTTGGCCACGCGGACCGTCGTCAGGAATGAGCGGCCGTCTGCGGAATGGTCGCCGGCAATCGCCCGCCACATGCCCGGAAGATCTTCGCAGTCCAGTTCGAACGTTCGGTTGGCCCACAGCTTCGGAGTCAACAGCGCTTGCACCTGATGTACCTGCGGCTTGGCAGATGTGTCGATCGTGTGGACGTACTGCATGTCCGAGGAGACCTCCATGGCCGGCTTGGCCGAAAGGAGGCCATTGTCTCCCGACAACACCACACCGGACGGAACGCCTTGATCAGGAGGCAATATGTAGAGCTTCCGACGGGCAACGTAGACAACCGACTGCATATCCCGCGCTAGCTGTTCGAACATCGGCCGCGTTGCACCGACCAAGGCCAGGCCTCGTTTGGCGTAGGGAGGATCCA